GTCGTGACTTAATCCTTGAACTTACAAAGGCGAAAACTCCAAAAGGAGCGTTTTACACAGTAATCCAAACAGTAATGTATGACGATCCGTCACCAACCCACGAAGATTCTAAAAAAGCATCAACATGGATTAATGATGAGTTGACTTGGGAAGATGTTTATTCTAAAAAACCAATTGAGTATTTAGAAGCTATCGCAAAAGGTGATACACCACGATGGGATACTGAAAAAGGAGGGTTTGTTTATTCTAATGGAGAAACTTCTGAAGTTTCAATGGGAGGAACAAAACCATCAAAAACTAATAAAGAGGTTTCCGACCCACAATCAAATGATGAGGTTGACGAAGAATTACCATTCTAATTTTAATTAAAAAAAGATAACGGGAGCAGTTTATTGTTCCCGTTTTTTTATGTATATTTTATAAAACAATTATTAATTATTATGGCATTGAAAAAGAAAGAATTTAGTTTAGACGCAATAAAAAGCAAGTTTTCCACCAAAACAAAATATAAACCCGAAAGTTTTTATAATTGTGGTGAAGCTTTCATGGGATCTTGTGGATTACCGGGACCTATTATGGGAGGTATTAATATGTTCTTAGGACATTCAAATACATCAAAAACAACGGCAATGATATTGGCAGCGGCTGACGCACAAAAGAAAGGTCATTTACCTGTTCTTATTATTACTGAGAAAAAATGGTCTTGGGAACATGCAATTGAATTAGGGTTACAAGCGGAGAAAAACGAAATTGGTGAGTATGATGGTATGTTCATTTTTAATGATTCGTTTGATGTAATTGAACAAGCAACAGAATTCATTAATAATATTCTTGATTCTCAAGAAAAGGGAGATATACCTTATAACTTATTGTTTTTATGGGATAGTATTGGTAGTGTGCCTTGTCAGATGACTTTTGATGGAAAAGGTGGTGGGATGCACAATGCAAAAGTGTTAGCCGATAAGATCGGTATGGGGATTCATTCAAGGATCTCAAAATCCAAAAAAGAAGAATATCCTTATTACAACACTTTGGTTATTTTAAATCAGCCATGGGTGTTACTTCCTGATAATCCATTTGGTCAACCTGAAATAAAGGCCAAAGGTGGTGAAGCGGTATGGTTGGCATCATCATTAGTATTCTTGTTTGGTAATCAGAAAAAGGCGGGGATTAGTCATATTGATGCCACTAAGAATGGTAGAAAAGTATCGTTTGCAATTAGAACAAAAATTTCTATATTAAAGAATCACGTTAATGGTCTTGGGTATAAAGATGGTAAGATCATTGCAGTACCACAAGGTTATATTGCAGACACAAAAGAATCTTTGGATAACTATAAGAAAGAATATTCAGATTATTGGGAAACAAAGTTAGGTTATTCAGATTATTCTTTGGACGAATCTGATGATGATATTGACGAATAATTTAAAAAATAAAAAATAATAAATCGAATTGTATGAAAAATTGGAAAATAATTAGAACAATACCTGAGTGGGATTACTCAAGTATTGACGAAAGATGTCTTACCCATGATGGGGACATAGTGGATTTAGGTTGTTTAGATTGGGATTGGTCAAATTTCTTTATAGGAAAGAAAAGAGTTATTGGGGCAGATCCTTATGAGAATGAAAAAGAAGGAACCGAACTATTCAAAGGGATAGTATGGAACTTTGATGGTAAAATGAAAATACAAAATAATGGTGTTGGAACAACAATATTTACCGAAGGTGAAGACGAGTTTGATGTTATTACATGGAAAATGTTCTGTGATAATTTCAATGTTAAAAAAATATCCGTTTTAAAACTAAATATTGAAGGAGCGGAATACGATCTTTTAAGAAGTTTTACTGATGAAGATTTTGAAAATATTGATCAAATTGTTGTTAGTTTTCATCATAGAATTAACCCTGAGTGGAATAAAGATACTGATGAATGTATTGAACTTTTGAAAAGAAAAAACTATACCATTGAGAAAATAAATCATATATGGGATTGGTTTTTAGCGGTAAAAAATATTTAAGAATCCTTTAAAAAATACAAATGATTAAAACTCTTGTTATTGATGGCAACAATCTACTGAAGATTGGAGTTTGTGGTGTCAAAGATTTTTATAATAACGGAGAACATGTTGGCGGTATTTGGCATTTTTTAAACACAACCAGAAGATTTTTGGATGAAGGAAATTACAACAAGGTTGTAGTTTGTTGGGACAGTGAAAGTAACTCAACACAACGAAGGTTATTTTACCCCAATTATAAACTTAACCGAAGACAAGCAAATACCGAAGAACAAGTAAATTCATTCTCATATCAAAAAACAAGAGTAAAACAGTATCTTGAAGAAATGTTTATAAGACATATTGAAATTGATGATTGTGAGGCTGACGATATTATTGCTTACTATTGTAAAATATCTAAAGACGAACACAAAACTATATTTTCAAGTGATAGAGACCTTACACAACTTATCTCTGAAGATGTGAGTATCTATTCACCAAGCACTAAAAAACATTATAAGAATGGAGATATGATTAAAATGTATGATGTTGAGATACCCCACTATAACGTTAAGACTTGGAAAATATTATCTGGTGATAAGTCAGACAACATTAATGGAATTTATTATTTGGGGGAAAAAACATTAGTTAAGTTATTTCCTGAGTTACTTGACAAAGAGGTAAATATCGACGATATTTTAACAAAAGGAGAATTACTCTTAAAAGAAGATAAAGACAATCAATCTTTAAAAAACTTATTAAGTGGTAGAACTAAAGATGGTATTTTTGGTGATGAGTATTACAAGATAAATAAAAAACTTGTGGATTTATCGGAACCACTAATAAGTGAAGAAGGGAAAGAATTAGTTAAATCTTATTATTCCGAGTCGATGGATCCCGACGGAAGAGGACATAGAAATCTAATTAGATTTATGATGAATGACGGGTTTTTTAAATACCTACCAAAGGGTGACGACGCTTGGGTTAGTTTTTTAAAACCATTCTTAAAGTTAACAAGAAAAGAAAAAACAAATTTTAAAAACAAAAAAAAATAAAAAACAAATGAAGGAACAAGATATAACAAAAGTAGAGTTTTTGTTAATGTGTAATGACAACATTGTTGTCCAAAGATTTTTTAACGTGAGAGGTTTTAATAGAAACGCTTACAAATCTGAAGAACTTTATGACCATGTTAGTCGTCTGTGTCGAGAGTTAACATACGACTTAAAAATGAGATCTGTTGTTTATATGTTAGAAAATCGATATGAAATTTTAGAAAATTCAGAACTACTAAATACATCCATTACCAATGGACCTGAAAATTTTAATTTAATTCTTAAGGTTGGAGACATGACAATTTGTCATAGGCAGTTTGACGCAAAACCATACCCCCCAAAGGTCAGATATACCGTAGACCTACGCCCAAAGTTAAAAACGATCATGTCGGACTTTACTGACATTTTTTCAGGCCAAAAATTTAATTATTTTTATCCAGAATTAATCAAAAACTAGGAGTATTTATCTTTACAAACGAAAGGAAAAAAAGTATGGCGACGGGCAAAAATTTTGAATATTTAGGTAACACATTTCAGTTACAACTACTAAATCAAATTATATTAGATAAGGATTTTTCACACTCAATAATTGATGTAATAGAGAACAACTATTTTGAAAACAAATACTTCAAAATAATAATACAGATGATTAGAGAGTATTATGTTAAGTTTGATCACACACCATCTTTTGAGACACTTGAACAGGTTACAAAATCAGAACTACAACAAGAAATTGCATCAAAAATAGTTCTTGACACTATTAAAAAGATTAAAGACGCACCTATCGATGGTGTAGGGTTTGTCCAAGAAAAGGCGTTAAAGTTTTGTAAACAACAGGAACTTCAAAAGGTAATGGGTAAGGCTCAAAAGATTATTGACGGAGGTGAGTTTGAGAATTACGACACTCTTGAAGAGTTAGTTAGGGAGGCATTACAAGTTGGTGCAAAAGACACATCAATGTTGAATGTATTCTCAAATCTTGAACAAGTTCTTGATGAAGACTATAGACACCCAATTCCAATGGGAATACCAGGTATTGACAGACTATTAAAAGGTGGTTTAGCGAGAGGTGAAATTGGGGTTATTTTAGCACCAACAGGTGTAGGTAAGTCTACGATCTTAACAAAGATTGCGAACCACGCATTTAACTTAGGTAATAACGTCCTCCAAGTGTTTTTTGAGGATAATTCAAAAATAATACAGAGAAAACACTTCACCTTGTGGACAAAAATCCACCCTGATGATTTGTCAGAGAGAAAAGAAGAGGTAATGACTAAAGTTAAAGAGATTGAGGATAGTATGTTAAACAAACTAATCATGAAAAAACTACCATCGGACACAGTAACGATGTTACAATTAAAAAATCAAATTAGAAAAATGATTGCTGATGGGGTTAAGGTTGATATGGTTGTTTTGGATTACATTGATTGTGTTGTTCCTGATAAGAATTTGGGTGACGAATGGAAAAGTGAAGGATCGGTTATGAGGGGATTTGAGGCCATGTGTCACGAACTTAATTTAGTGGGATGGACAGCAACTCAAGGTAATAGACAATCTATTTCGTCTGAAGTAGTAACAACAGATCAAATGGGTGGATCGATTAAGAAAGCACAAGTTGGGCACGTTATTATAACTGTAGCCAAGACTCTACAACAAAAAGAGTTAAAGTTGGCAACAATAGCGATAACAAAATCAAGAATTGGCGATGATGGAGTTGTATTTGAGAATTGTAAATTTGATAACGCAATGATAGATATCGACACCGAAAGTTCTATGACATTTTTAGGAATGGAAGAACAAAAAGAAGAAAGAAATAAAAATAGAGTTAGAGAACTCTTATCTAAAAGAAAAGAAAAAGAAATTCAAACACAAAACAATTAACAAATAAATTTAAATAAAATGGATATTTCGCAAAAAATATTAAGTGACATTACTGTCTTTATGAAATACGCTAAGTTTCAACCCGAAAAAAATCGGAGAGAGACTTGGGAAGAGTTGGTGACTCGTAACAAAGAAATGCACCAAAAAAAATACCCTAAAATTACAAGTGAAATCGAAGAGGTGTATAAAATGGTATACGATAAAAAAGTATTACCATCAATGAGATCTTTACAGTTTGGTGGTAAATCAATTGAAATTTCACCAAACAGAGTTTACAACTGTGCTTATATGCCAATTGACCATGTTGACTCTTTTTCTGAAACAATGTTTTTACTTTTAGGTGGAACAGGAGTTGGGTATTCAGTTCAAAAACATCACGTTGAAAAATTACCCGATCTTAAAAAACCAAACAAAGAAAGAACAAGACGATACCTAATTGGTGACTCCATTGAAGGATGGGCAGACGCTATTAAAGTATTAATGGAATCTTATTTGGGATACAAATCGTCAACACCTATATTTGATTTTTCAGATATTAGACAAAAGGGGGCAATGCTTGTTACATCGGGAGGAAAGGCACCAGGACCACAACCATTGAAAGATTGTATTCATAATATCACAAAAGTTTTGGATAACAAAAAAGATGGTGAAAAATTAACACCAATTGAGACTCACGATATTGTATGTCATATTGCAGATGCGGTATTGGCAGGAGGTATTAGAAGAGCGGCACTTATTTCATTATTCTCGGCTGACGATGAAGAAATGATTTCTTGTAAATCTGGTAGTTGGTGGGAACAAAACGCACAAAGAGGTAGAGCAAATAACTCAGCGGTACTACTTAGACACAAAATCACTAAAGAATTCTTTATGGGTTTATGGAAACGTATTGAGTTATCAGGAGCAGGAGAACCGGGAATTTATTTATCTAACGATAAAGATTGGGGAACAAACCCTTGTTGCGAAATCGCACTTAGACCATTCCAATTCTGTAATTTGTGTGAGGTTAACGCTTCAGACATTGAATCACAAGAAGATTTTAACGAAAGAGTTAAAGCGGCATCATTCATTGGAACACTACAAGCTGGATATACAGACTTCCATTATTTAAGAGATATTTGGAAAAGAACTACCGAAAAAGATGCCCTTATTGGTGTTGGAATGACAGGTATTGGTTCAGGAGTTGTTTTAGGTTATGACATGAAAAAAGCCGCAAAGATGGTTAAAGAAGAAAACGAAAGAGTTGCAAATCTTATTGGTATTAATAAATCAGCAAGAACAACAACCGTTAAACCATCAGGAACTTCATCATTAGTTTTGGGAACATCATCAGGAATTCATGCTTGGCATAATGATTATTATCTAAGAAGAATCCGTGTAGGTAAGAATGAATCAATCTATTCTTACTTGGCGAATAATCACCCTGAGTTGATTGAAGATGAGTTTTTCCGTCCTCACGATACTGCGGTAATTGCTATTCCACAAAGGGCGCCAGAAGGATCCATCATTAGACATGAATCTGTTTTTCAAATGTTAGAACGAGTTAAAAAGGTGTCTCAAGAATGGATTAAACCAGGTCATAGAAACGGACAAAATAGTCATAACGTATCCGCAACAATTTCAGTTAAAGAGGATGAATGGGATTTAGTTGGTGATTGGATGTGGAATAATAGAGATTTCTATAACGGACTATCGGTATTACCATATAACGGAGGAACTTATACTCAAGCTCCTTTTGAAGATTGTACGAAAGAAGATTTTGAAAGATTAGTTAAAACATTGTCAGATGTTGATCTTACAAAAGTTATTGAGTTACAAGATAATACAGACCTTAGAGGTGAAGCCGCTTGTGCTGGTGGAGCTTGTGAAATAGTATAATAAAATTAAAATGACAGTAAGAGCATCTAAAGATTGGATACAACAGTTATATGTTCAGGAGACAACAAAAAAATCTCCTGAACCTGACTTTTATAAGGATAAAGAAGGTAATATAGTAATGACAGAATCTTATCACATCAATAGAGGAAGTTGTTGTGGTAGCAGATGTTTACATTGTCCTTACGAACCTCTTTACCAAAAGGGAAATAAATCATTAAAATCTCAACATTAAGTTGGGATTTTTTTTTGACATATTTTTACAATTTTTACTTAAAAAAAACTTAAGTTATATTTATATGTGATATGGCAAATGGTATAACTTATGGTATTTCTTTTCCTTTCGTAGATTCTTTTACAGGAAGGTATTTAGACGTTACAAACTCAACTGAAGGAGAGATTAGAGGAAGCCTTGTTCATCTTTTATTAACAAGAAGAGGAAGTAGATATTTTTTACCAAATTTTGGAACAAGATTATATGAATATATTTTTGAACCATTAGACGGACCAACATTTTCGGACATTGAATCAGAAATCCAAGACAGTGTTAGAACGTATATGCCAAATTTACAAATAACAAATATAAGCGTAGAGCCCGCATCGGCCGGTTTAGAAGATAAAGGAACCACAATTAATCAATATGGTGAGAGAGAATTTAAAGTCACAAATATTGCAACTTTAGAACACACCGCAAAAATTAAAATAGATTATAGAGTTCTTGATTCTGCTTTTGAATCACAAGATTTTATTATAATCAATATTTAATACTATATGGCAGAAAAAAAAATATCCTATACGGTAAGAGACTTTCAAGGAGTAAGAACAGAATTAATAAATTTCACAAGAACTTATTACCCTGATTTAGTTCAAAACTTTAACGACGCTGGTATTTTTTCAGTGATGTTGGATTTGAACGCTGCGGTAACAGATAATTTAAATTATCAAATAGATAGAAGTATCCAAGAAACGGTTCTTCAGTTCGCACAACAAAAAACATCAATATATAATATTGCAAGAACCTATGGTTTAAAAATTCCAGGTCAAAGACCATCTGTCGCATTAATTGATTTTTCAATTACAGTTCCGGCTTTTGGTGATAGAGAAGATTTAAGATATTGTGGGGTTTTAAGAAGAGGGTCCCAAGTTAATGGCGGTGGACAACCATTTGAAACTGTTTATGATATTGATTTTACATCACCAATAAATGCAGAAGGATCACCAAACAGGGTTAAAATACCAAATTTTGACTCAAGTGGGAAGTTATTAAATTATACGATAGTCAAAAGAGAAGTTGTTGTTAATGGTATTACAAAAGTTTTTAAAAGAGTTATTACGCCAAATGATGTTAAACCATATTTAGAATTATTCTTACCTGAAAAAAATATTTTGGGAATAACAAGTGTTTTATTAAAGTCAGGAACTCAATTCTCAACAATACCAAATCCACAAGATTTTTTAACATTAGGACCTGAAAGGTGGTATGAGGTAGACGCTTTAGTTCAAGACAGAGTTTTTATTGAAGACCCAACAAAAGTGTCTGATCAACCAGGTATTAAAGTCGGAACGTATATTACAACATCAAATAAATTTATATCTGAATATACGTCAGAAAGTTTTTGTAAGTTAACATTTGGTGGAGGAAATATTTCAGCAGAAGAACAACTTAAAGAGTTTGCTCGTGACGGTAAAGGGTTTGACTTAAGTAGATACACAAATAACTATGCTATGGGATCGGCGTTAACACCTAATACTACACTATTTGTTCAATATAGGATAGGTGGTGGTTTAGGTAGTAATCTTGGTATTAATACTATTAATCAAATTGGAACAGTTTCGTTTTCTGTTAATGGGCCATCTGAAGTTTTTAATAGAAGTGTTATTAATAGTTTACAGTGTAATAATGTTACAGCGGCAATTGGAGGAGCTAATCCACCAACAATAGAGGATGTTAGAAATATGGTTTCATTTAATTTTGCGGCACAAAACAGAGCTGTAACTGTTAATGATTATAATTCAATTTTAAGAAAAATGCCAGCTCAATTTGGGGCTCCGGCAAAAGTTGCTATAACAGAAGAAAACAACAAAATAAAAATTAAAATGTTGTCTTATGATTTAAATGGGAGTTTAACTAATGTTATATCAAACAGTTTAAAACAAAATGTGGCTAACTATTTATCAAATTATAGAATGATAAATGATTATATATCAATAGAGGCGGCAGAAACAATAGACTTAGCGGTTACTGTTGATGTTGTTTTAGATAATAGTCAAAATCAAGGTGCTATAATTGCAAAAACAATTCAAATTGTTGGAAATTTCTTTAACCCATTAGTTAGGGGGTTAGGTCAAAATGTTAATACTTCAGAACTAAAAAGACTAATTCAAACAGAAAATGGAATTGTTAGCATTTCAGACATTTTATTTTTTAATCAAGTCGGTGGTCAATATTCATCAAGTCAAACATCTATGCCATATTCAGACCCTGTAACACGACAGATAAGACCAACCGCAGATACTCTATTTGCAACGCCAACTCAAATTTATCAAATTAGATATCCTAATAAGGATATAAATATTAGAGTATTGAATCTTACGTCAGTTAATTTCTCCTAGAGATTTATTTTTTTTTAATAAGGTGTATGTTTCTATGAAAATGGGAAATAAACTATTTATCAAAAAAACAATTTTTTAATGCCAAAATCATATAGAATAAGAACCGAAGTTGGTATTGATAAGTATATCAATGTAAACTTAGAACAAGATTGGGAATCTTTAGAAATACTTTCTTTAAAAATTTTATCAAATGATATCTATACAAGATTTTGTGCAGATTACGGTATTGTTACGGGTAGAGTTTTTGTAAATAACGGTTTTGGTTTACCAAATGCAAAAGTTTCTGTTTTTATTCCTTTAGAACCTACAGACGAATTAGATCCTGTTATTAACGAACTTTATCCTTTTAAAACCATTTCAGATACAACTGAAGAAGGTTATAGATACAACTTACTCCCAAAATTGCCATCATATAACGGACACACATCTACCGGATCTTTTCCAAACAAAGGGGATGTATTAATGGATGGTTCTTACATTGAAGTTTTTAACAAATACTATAGATTTACCGTAACAACAAATGATAGTGGGGATTTTATGATTTTTGGGGTTCCAGTTGGAACACAAACAATAGTAATG